TTGAAGGTGGTGGCACGGTCAACCGGGTCGGTGACGCCGTTACTCCTTCTCGCCGGGACCCTGATATTGGCAAGTTGATCAAAGAAACTCCGGTTCCCAAGGAAAAGCAGAAGCCTGTTAAGGGTTTTGCCAGTGGTGGACCCGGGTCTGGTGCCCCTAGCAGCTCGGGCATGTCTCGTCTGCGCCGTTCGAAAATGAAATAAAAATGGCAACTTCAGGCACAGCTACTTTTAACCTTGAGTTCGATGATCTCATCGAGGAGGCATACGAGCGCTGTGGTTTGGAGTCGCGTACTGGCTACGACATGAAGACCGCTCGTCGGTCTTTGAACCTGTTGTTTGCTGAGTGGGCCAACCGTGGCTTGAACCTGTGGACCATTGAGCAGGCTTCCTTGGCCATGATCCCCGGTCAAGCGCAATACAACCTTCCAGCAGACACCATCAATGTACTGTCCGCGGTCATCCGCACCGGCTCTGGCCAGACGCAGCAGGACATCACGATTGATCGCATCAGTCAGAACGAGTACCTGCATTTGCCAAACAAGCTGGTGACTGCTCGCCCTGCCCAATACTATGTGCAGCGCACGGCAACGCCGGTGCTCTTCGTCTATCCAGCCCCTGACACCACGCAGGCATATACGTTTCAGTACTACACCATGCGGCGCATCCAAGACGCGGGCGCGTACACCAACACGGCCGAGGTTGTCTTTCGCTTCCTACCGTGCTTGGTGGCGGGCCTTGCGTACTATCTGGCCCTGAAGAAGATGCCGGAGCGCGTTCCTCTGCTTAAGCAGCTGTACGAGGAGGAATTTGCCCGTGCAGCTATGGAAGACCGTGACACGGCCAGCGTATTCCTAACGCCCAACGTGGGCTACTGATCCGCTATGGCGGGCTACGCTTCTGGCAAATTCTCACTGGCCATATGTGACCAGTGTGGTTTCCAGTACCCGCTCAATATCCTCAAGAAGGAGTGGACAGGCTTTAAGGTCTGCCCGGAGTGCTACGAGCCAAAGCACCCACAGCTCGAACCCAAACGCTCAATCAATGAGCCAATTGCCGTTTATGAGCCGCGTCCTCAGGGCCGCTTGGCAGTGACCATCTACATCGGCATGACGGGGGATGTGCCCTTTGCGTCCATTGGAATGCAGCCCATGCCGCCGGCTAGGTTGTTGACCGCAGGCGGTATGCTTGGAACCTTTACTGTGAGCATCACATGATCACCTCTGGCCTGACTACAAGCTTTAAAAAAGAAATCATGCTGGCTGTGCATGATCTGGACACGGATGTCCTGAAGATGGCCCTGTACACCTCTGCCGCCGATCTGGGGCCTGCTACGACGGTCTACACGGCGTCTGGGGAGTCAACTGGCACTGGGTACACAGCTGGCGGGGAAATCCTCTTAAATGTCACTGTAGATTCAGGCCAGCAGACAGGTTTTGCTTCGTTTGACAACCCAACATGGCCGGGTTCCTCTTTGACGGCACGTGGGGCCCTGATCTACAATTCGAGCAAGTCGAATAAATCCATTGCTGTGATCAATTTCGGCACGGATCAGACCACGGTTGCTCAAGCATTCAATGTGGTTCTACCGCCAGATACACCAGAGAGTGCGGCTATCCGCATCTCTTAAGAACGAGGCGAAAATGAATTACGCTGAACTTTGCATCAATATTCAGGATATCTGCGAGAACACGTTCACGGCGCAGCAGTTGGCTATGTTCACCACTCAGGCGGAGCAGCGCATCTACAACATGGTGCAGTTCCCCTCTTTGCGCAAAAACATGACTGGCAACATCCAGTCTGGCAACAAGTACCTTAAAGCGCCGGATGATTTTTTGGCGGTGTATTCCTTGGCCGTCATTGATGCCACCGGGAACTATGAATACCTGTTAAACAAGGATGTCAACTTCATCCGCGCTGTGTACCCCAATCCAACCACAAATGTCGGCATCCCACGGTACTACGCACTGTTTGGTCCCGCAATCGTAGGCAACTCAATCACGGACGAGCTTACGTTCCTCATGGGGCCTACCCCGAATACAACGTACACCGTTGAGCTGCATTTCTACTACTACCCCGAGTCGATTACGGTTGCCGCTGATGGGCGCACATGGCTGGGCGACAATTTCGACCCGGTGCTTTTGTATGGGGCATTGGTCGAAGCCGCTACCTTCATGAAGGGTGAGGCTGACATAGTTGCCTTGTACAACACCAAATACAACGAAGCACTGGCTTTGGCTAAACGTCTGGGTGATGGAATGGAGCGTCAAGACGCCTATCGCTCGGGCCAGTACCGCCAACAGGTGACCTGATGGCTTTTATTTCTTAAAGGGGTTCAAATTGATCACCACGACCAAAGGCGAAATGGACGAATCTTTGCTTGAAAAGCAAGAGGGTTCCGTCGATAATGACAACGAAACAACCACATGGGTGGAGTACTGGTTGGCGGGGGAGCTTGTTCACCGTTCTGTGCATGTGTCCCTCAAGAAAAACGTAAGTTCAGCGGTAGAAGCCGCATCTTTTAATTAAGGAGCCAACCATGGCAAATACCCAAGCAATGACAACGAGCTTTATGGGCGAGTTGATGACCGCAACCCATAACTTTGGCGTAGCACCTATCCGGGCCGCGACAACTGCTGACACGTTCAAAGGCGCGTTGTATCTGACAACAGCCACTGTGAACGCCAGCACCACTGCCTACTCGGTAACCAACGAGGTGTCAGGCACCGGCTACACACCGGGCGGGGTAACGGTTACATTTGGGACAGCCCCAACTGCCACCAACAGCTCTGCAACAGCGGGCGTCGCATTCGTTACGCCTTCAGCCAGCATCACATACACCACGGTGACTTTGGCTACGGCTTTTGACGCAGTGCTGATCTACAACTCGACACAGACGAACAAGGCGGTGAGCGTGCATACCTTCGGATCACAAACAGTGACCGCTGGAACCTTCACGTTGACGATGCCTGCGAACACGACAAGCACTGCGCTGATCCGCTTGGCTACAACCTAACTTGCTCGGGGGTAGCAAATGACTACCGCATGGGGCGAAGGTACATGGGGCGAATATTCTTGGGGCGGCTCCCAGTCGGAGATAGCCGGGAATAGCGCCGCCGGTGCCGTAGGCACGATGACTGCCGAAGCCATCTATGCAGTAGATGCTACAGGGGTTGAGGCTACGGGCGCGGTAGGCACAGTAGGAATGGGCGAGCGCACAGTGGCGCTTACGGGGGTGGTTGCTTCCGGTTCGGCAGGAGATGTGGCAGAAACGATCAGTCCTCAGGAGGACGGCGTTATTGCACAGGGGCAGGTTGGCTCAGTTGGCTCGGTGCTGTCGGTAACGCTTACGGGCGTCTTAGCATCTGCCGATGTAGGCAACGTAGACTTTGCGTATGCGGCTTTCTTGTCGGGCGTAGAGGCTCTGGGCAATGCAGGAAATATGCTTGCTGCGCCTATCGGTACAGGTGTGGATGCCGGGGGCCAGATAGGTACTGTAAGCTCGGTCCGCACAGTTGCGTTGACGGGTGTAGGTTTATTGGGCGCGGTGGGTGTTGCTACTCCCGTAGCTGGTCCGACAGAGGACAGCGTGGTGGCGTTTGGTCAGGTTGGCTCGATTGCCTCTACCAGCCGTACGGTGGCATTGAGCGGAGTAGCGGCGCGGGGGCAGGTTGGGACACCAAACTACTTCTATTGGACGACAATAGATGACAGTCAAACCCCGAACTGGCAAAATGTCGAAATGGTTGTGTAAAGGATATTGATATGGCAGTAACAAATTTTACCCCTCTCCTTGGTCTGGCATTGCCAACCACGGGTGATCTATCCGGCACATGGGGCGCTACGGTCAACGATGCAATTACCGACCTGCTTGATGATGCGGTAGCCGGTACGGTAACGCTTTCCTCCGATGCTGATGTCACTCTGAGCACGACCAATGGGGCAGACAACCAAGCACGCAACGCGGTTATCTTGTGGACAGCCAGTAACGGCGCAACCACTCGCAATATCACGGCTCCTGCTCGGAGCAAGGCGTATGTGGTCATCAACTCCGGCACAGGCCCCATCGTCATCCGCGGCGCAGGTCCAACAACAGGCATTACGGTTGCTGCGGGGGACAAGGCATTGGTGGCATGGAACGGCTCTGATTTTGTACGTGTAGGCGCATCGGCTGGTGGTTCCAGCACACAGGTTCAGTTCAACAGTAGCGGTAACTTGGCAGGCTCTGCCAATTTGACGTTTGACGGTACGACTCTGACGGCCAATGACATTATTGATTCGTCGCTGACAGCCAACAAGCCGGTGTTTACCAATGGCAGCAAAAATCTTGTGTCCACGGGCACACTGGGCGTTGACCAAGGCGGTACAAGTCTTACCACCCTGACACTTAACAATGTCATCTTGGGCAACGGCACATCAGCGCCTTTGTTTGTCGCTCCCGGAACAAGCGGTAATGTGCTGACTTCAAACGGCACGACTTGGGCATCTACCACACCGGCGGCAAGCGGGGCCAGCAAGGGTCAAGCAATCGCTTTTTCGATCATCTTTGGTCTGTAAGGAATCATCATGGCAAATCCCAACATAGTGAACGTAACCGCCATTCTTGGCACAACAACGTACCTCACGCCCGGTGGCACCTCCGCACTTGTCTTGCTGCCTAATGCGGCTGCGTCTAATCTGGTCTTTAAGATCAATCAGATCGTGGTGTCAAACACTACAGCTTCTGCGGCTAACGCTACGGTGTCAATCTACACCAACGGCGCTGTAGCCCAAGGCAGCGCTCCTTCAAGCGGTACGGCTTACCCAATCGTGTCTACGGTGTCAGTTCCGGCTAATGCCTCCCTGATTGCTATGGACAAGACCACATCGGTGTATCTGATGGAAGGTACGTCAATTACGGTAACTTCAGGTACAACAAGTGCGCTGACCTTCAGTATCTCATATGAATCCATCGCAAGTTAAGGGGTAACCCATGTCGATGCGCTATCAGGCTGGTATTGTTTTGCCGGGGTATAACCCGTTGAAGGTTGCCAACGCGCCCACGATTGGTACGGCCACGGCAGGGGGCGGTTCCGCGTCTGTAACCTTTACCGCACCTGCTGATGTTGGTGGTGGGGCTATCACTGGGTACTCCGTTGTTTCAACACCGGGTGGAGTGATTGGAACGGGCGCATCTTCTCCCATTACTGTAAGCGGTTTGACTGGCGGCACAGCATATACATTTAAAGTGTTTGCCACCAATGCCTATGGCCCAAGTCCTTTGAGCGCGGCGAGTAATAGTGTTACTCCTACTCCTGTTATTGGTGCGGCTTTTGGTGGTGGTTTTTTTGCAGGGCAAATATCAACTGCGGGCAATAGTATTGCTGATTACAATTTAGTAGTTGGCCCCGTTGCTTCTGCTCAAAGTACATTGCAATGGAAGACAACTAATACAAACACAGCAGGCACATCTTCAGTTATTGATGGGCCAGCTAATAGTACGGCAATGAATGACGCTTCACATCCAGCCGCGCAATTTTGTGAGGGGTTGACAATTGGAGGATTTTCAGATTGGTACATGCCAGCCAAGAACGAACTTGAGGTTTGCTATTACAATCTCAAACCAACGACACAAAATAACATAACAACTGCTGGCATAAACGCAAACGCAGTTCCCGCAAGAGCTAGTACTTACACCCTTGGAACACCGGCACAAACCTCTGCGGCTGACTTTAAAGACACGGGCACAGAAGATTTTGGTTCTGGCGCTGTCGATTACTGGACTAGTACACAGAACTCTAATTCATACTCTTGGAGGCAGGGTTTTGCTAACGGCCCGCAGGCCTATGAGCTTAAAAACAGTTCTTTCCCAGTCCGTGCCATCCGCCGCGTAGCAGTTTAAGGAAACGTATGCCTAATTTTTCTGGAATCTGGACAGTTACTCAGCAGATGCAAGCTAAGGGCCAGAGCATTTGGCCTGACCCGCCCCCTACTACTATTGGTCAGGCTTACGGCGGTGGATATTACGCAGGTCAAATTGGCGTATCTAGTGTCGCCACGCATTACATAATTGTTGGCCCAGTAGCCTCGGCACAAGATGCAAGCATACAATATAAGACTTCAAACACTAGTACAGCAGGCACAACTTCAGATATTGACGGGCCGACCAATAGCTCAAATATGAATAACGCCAGCCATCCAGCGGCTCAATTCTGTGAAGGTTTAAGTATTGGTGGTTTTTCTGACTGGTACATGCCCGCTAAGAATGAGCTTGAGGTATGCTATTACAATCTAAAACCAACAACGACAAGTAACAACGGTGGTGCATCCTCGGGCGTCAACCCCAACGCTATACCGGCAAGAGCTTCTAGTTACACTACAGGTGATCCTGCCCAAACTTTAGTATTGGCTTTTCAAACAGGCAGCACAGAAGCGTTTACGGCTAACAATTACTGGTCTAGTACTGAAAAATTAAGTTTGTACGCATGGAGGCAAAACTTCAGTAACGGCTATCAGGGCTACAGCGGCAAGAGCACTGTATTAATCGTTCGCGCAGTCCGCCGAATCCCCGTTTAATTCTCAAGGAAGACCAAAATGCACATAGTAGTCACCGAAGTTGACCACAACACCCGCATCCCTTGCACTGTTGAACCGCAGCGCACAGGCCCATCAATGCCCGCTGTCAAAGGCTTGCAGATCGTTTGGCAAGACAAGTCCACATGGCCCGTCAGCACGGACTCGACAGGCACATACCTTCGCGCCCCCAAGTACTACGGCACCTGTGATGACGATGCCGACACTACGATTGCTGGCGTGCTGGAAGTCTTGACCGAAGAAGTCTGGAACGAGCGCCGTGTGGCAGAGCACGAAGCCACCAAGCCTTATCCGTCTTGGATTGGTTACTTGGATACCATGACATGGAGCGCCCCTGTGCCACGACCTGTTGACGCAATCATGAACGGCGGCAACGTGCGCTACCAGTGGGACGAGGCTACGGGCAACTGGATTCCACAGACCGCAGCATGAAAGAGTTCTTCTTCATCTCGGGATTGCCACGGTCAGGCTCAACCCTGCTCTCGGCTATTTTGCGTCAGAACCCTGAGTTCTACGCGGACATCTCATCCCCCGTGCAAGGCTTGGTTACATCGACCATCAACGTCATTACGGGCAGTGAGAGCAACCACCTGATTGATGAAGACAGACGCAAGCACATCCTCAAGTCCGTTTTCAATGCGTTCTACGATGCGGTCACGCCAAACACAGTGTTTGATACCAGCCGAGGCTGGACGGCTAAGACATCACTGCTGAAAGACCTCTACCCACAGACCAAGATCATTTGCTGTGTGCGTGACTTGCCTTGGATACTGGACAGCTTTGAGCGCATTTCGGCCAAGAACTCCCTGTACGGCGCAGCCCTGACAGATGACGAGGCGCGGCAGACAGTCACCACAAGGTGCGATGCCTTGATGGATGTGAAGAAAGAAGGCCAAGTGGTCAAGCCCTACTATTTTTTAGAAGAAGGCTTGCTGCTAAACCCTGACATGATTATGCTGGTGGAGTACGAGTCCCTGTGTAAACAGCCCGAAAGCGTGATGCGTGAGATTTACCAGTTCATTGGCAAGCAGTACTTTGACCATGACTTCAAGAACGTGGAGTACGAGAACGAGGTCTTTGACAAAGCCCTGAACATGAAGAGCCTGCACACGGTACGCAAAGAGGTGACTTGGCAAGAGCGCCCGTCTATACTGCCTAAATCGGTGTGGGACAAGTACGCTGGCAAGGATTTCTGGCGCACACCAGAGCCTGATTTTTCAGTAAAATCACTCTACAAGGTCAAAGGATGAAAATCCTAATCATGGGTTTGCCCGGTTCAGGCAAGACTACACTGGCTGTAGCTCTTGCAAGGGAGTTGCGCTGCGTTCACTTTAACGCCGATGAAATCCGCAAGGAGATCAACAAAGACCTCGGCTTTAGCGTGGAAGACAGGCTAGAGCAGGCTCGGCGTATGGGTGTGCTGTGTGATATTTCCGCCAAGTGGGGCGCTCATGTCATTGCAGACTTTGTTTGCCCAACACCAGAGACGCGAGAGGCGTTTGGCCCAGCGTTTGTGATCTGGGTTGACCGCATCAAAGAGGGCCGGTTTGAGGACACCAACAAGCTGTTTGTCCCGCCAGTGGAATACAACGCCCGCATCGACGGCGCTCTTGGTGGTATGCAGTTCTACGCCGAAGAGTTAGCCCAGCGCATCTCGCCTAAACCCAAAATCAAGTACTGAACAGATTATTGGAAACCCAATGAGCATTCAACAATTCCCCGGTGGCATCATCACCCAAAACCCAACGGCTCCTACTGGGCCGTATCAAGACAGCGCGGCTCCCGGCATCTGGACGCTGGACGAAGTAACGAATTTTATCAAGCAAGGTATATGGCCCACTGCGGGAAATACAAACCCCAATGCGTTTATTGAAAACCTGTTCAGCACCTACCTGTACACGGGTAACGGCAGCACACAGACCATCAACAATGGCATTGACTTAGCTGGCAAGGGCGGACTGGTTTGGTTTAAACCACGAAATACTGCAAACAACCACAACTTAATAGACAGCGCCAGAGGTCTAAATAAGTTTTTGATTACCAACAGCGATGCTGCCCAAGGCACTACAGGCGTGGGTTATGGTGTTTCCAGTTTTAACTCAACTGGCTTTTCTTTAGACCCGCCGTGGACATCCAGCACAAATACAACTGACACAACTCAAGTGGCGTGGACGTTCCGCAAACAGCCGAAGTTCTTTGACATTGTGACGTATACGGGGAATGGAACTGAGCGCACAATAGGCCATAATTTAGGCTCAACACCGGGCTGTATTATCGTTAAAGAACTAACAGTTGGAAGTACCAACTGGTGTGTTTATCATAGAGGACTACCCACTCCACAATCTAGAAACATTTACTTGAACGCTACAGACGCTTCAGGCGCTTCTAATTTTTGGAACAATACATCTCCAACAAGCACAGTATTTAGTTTGGGTACAAGCGATCAAGTTAATGGTAATGGTCAATCATACGTTGCCTACCTATTCGCCCATGACGCTGGCGGCTTTGGGCTGGCTGGTACGGA